ATGACACTACTGACAGTTACTAATATTTCACATAAGTATAAGCATGCTAGTGTGAGCGGTACAAATCAATATCAATCTGTACTGAAGGATGTTTCGTTAACGCTGAAAAGTGGTGAAACTGTTGCTTTGTTGGGCCGCAGTGGTTGTGGGAAAAGTACGCTTGCACGTCTGCTAGTTGGTCTGGAATCGCCAAGTCTTGGTTGCGTTAGTTGGCGTGGCGAACCACTATCACAGCTAAATCGCGCAAAAATAAAAGCCTTCCGCCGCGATATTCAGATGGTATTTCAGGACTCGGTCAGCGCAGTGAACCCTCGCAAAACCGTACGTGAAATATTGCGTGAACCTATGTGTCATCTGTTATCGCTCAGTAAGCCAGAACAGCTCGCCCGTGCCAGTGAAATGCTTAACGCAGTAGATCTGGATGACAGCGTGCTTGATAAACGCCCGCCCCAACTCAGTGGTGGACAGTTACAGCGCGTATGCCTTGCCCGGGCATTGAGTGTTGAACCAAGGCTATTAGTTTTAGATGAAGCAGTTTCAAACCTCGATTTGGTGCTGCAAGCTGGGGTGATTCGTCTGCTCAAAAAACTGCAACAGCAGTTTGGCACTGCTTGTCTATTTATCACCCATGATCTGCGCCTTGTGGAACGTTTTTGCCATCGTGTTATGGTGATGGATGAAGGGCGAATTGTTGAAACACTGACAGTGGGGGAAGCATTAACTTTCTCTTCAGATGCCGGCCGAGTGTTACAAAATGCTGTCCTTCCCGCATTCCCTGTGCGCTAAGTCATCTATCATATGCCTTACACCAGTTCTCCCCCGATGCTAATGTTCGGGTAAAACCGATGATGACACTGCCGGCGATCAACACTGATGCCAGCAAACATAAGAAAGAACAGATAAGCCGGACAGTTCAGGAAATGTTTGAAGAGGCTGATATGTGGCTGGTGTCAGATTAAGGGACAATATGCCGCAGTGACGTCATTGCATGCGACGCAGCTGCGGCAACGATCTATTGCTGAGGCTCCTGTTGAATTTGCTCAAGCTCCAGTTCAGTGTTTTTCATTGCCGCCATCGCATCGTCATTACTCCTGTTCCAGATACTGTCTGATGGCATCTGCACACGAGCCGAGACAAACGCATCTGTCGGTATGTCCACTGGCTCACCATCGGTCACCGTTTCTGTAAACACACCGTGTTCATCTGTGTTTCCTATTCTGTTTCGGGCAAATGATGGCGACGATGCGTGAACCCGGTGATAGGTTTTGATCAGCACCGTTCCGTCAGCATTAACCGTGTAATCCAGCCAGATACGCGGCTGTTTATTGCGATCAACCGGTATTTCAAAACCACCATCAACCCCGCCCCACGCCGCATCAGCATTCAGACCTGTACACCCACTTATCAGGTATTCCCCTGCAGACAGGCGTGCAACAACACACCCTTCTGATTCCTCATTGGTTTCATATTGTCCATCTGAGAAAATCTTAACTACCGGGGATGATCGCTTGATGAAGCCGTTAGAATCTACGGTTGTGTTTCTTGAATGCCATAGTCGTGACCAGCCTTTCCACTGCTCATAAGACGTTTTATCGGATCGCTTTGAGTTCAGATAATATTCATTATCAGAACCCCAGCTACTGGCCAGCGCTGTTCCAATATTGTCTGCTGTTGACGGGAAGAAATTGACGGTACTGTACTTTGCCGGCGCATCCCAGGGGCCGATGTTGCTCGTATCTCCCCAGCTGAACATGGCGAAGTCTCGTCTGGATGTAAACGAGGCATACCAGCTACCACCGCTACCGTCTGTTAACTGTCGGTTTGTCGTGGCAGACAGACTCTGGCGGGCTGACTCGGGACTGTTGCCCCCCGTACCACCCTGAGTGACACTTAAAGGCGTTGTTAACCCACTGAGGCTGGTGATGTCACTGTTAGCACCTTTTTTAGCGTAATCATCAAGAGCCGTCTTATCTGCCTTTTTATCCAGGTCCGTTTTGTCAGCTTTCTTATCCACCAGGCCCGCGATGCTGTTCCAGGCTGGTCCGGAAAAGCTGGTACCGTCAGGTAATCTGACGGTAATTGTTCCGGTACCGCTGAATACCTGCTGCCAGTTCAGCTTGTCGTAATTCAGGCCGCGAAGCGCCTCAGCACTCTGTGTCACCAGCGCGGCGGTCACCATATTCAGCGCCACCCGAGGAACCGCTGACCATGCAGCTCCCGACTGATTAGGTCCGGTATAGTTACTGACCAGCGTCAGTCCTGTATTGCTTTCGATTGTTTTGACCGGGAGCGTATACGGAATGCCGCCTACAGTGGCAACAACAAAATCGCCGGCTGCCAATTCGGTAGTAAATGAAGTCCCCGCCCCTGATACCTGGGCAGAATTATTCGTCAGGGTGAGTGTTCCTGCTGACATAGATTTTCCTCAGTACATGTTCGGGATAATGAGAATGGGCATGGTGATATTTCTGTTACGGGTCATATCCCATCCATTGCTGAAGTAATTACCAAAAACCCGGTTATAGGCAGACCTGACGCTGCCGCCCGACATCACAACACCTTTTATACGAAGGTTCCCGTAACCGCCGTCCATACGAACCTGTGCACCGGTATAAACTATCTGGCAGAACCCGCCGCCAATATCCTGGAATGCATCGGTAATCTGGATTTGTCGGTCATATACAAAGGGGCGTTTCAGCGTGGAGAACGTAACCTGACCTGCGGCGTTAGTCATCGTGATGCCATCACCGCCGACAGGTGCGGTCTGATTGAATATCACCAGGTCAATCGTCGCCGTTCCGGCCACGTCGTCCCGCCCTGTGTACGAGATATCGCGAACGATAATATTGCCGCCATCAAACCCCACCGATACATTCGGGTTATCCCATTTCCCAAAAGGGATGCCGCCAACCGGGAGGGGGGCGCTGCCATTAACCGTGATGCTCCCGGACCAGGCACAGGTCATCAGCGCAGCCTGATTAGATATGGCGGTGAAGTCGGTAGAGTTCGCAACCAGTAACCCTTCGTTATAAGTCGCTGCAGGCAGCAGTTCCATAACGTAGCCGGACCAGTCCGGAGTAAGGGATTTACCCCCGATTGTCTCTGCGCCAATGATGACCCCGGAGTCCCCGTTCCGGGTGACCCCCGTCATAATGGCTACATCAAATTCAGCAAATGAGTAGGTGTAGACAGGATTGGTGGGTATCACAATAACCTGAGAGCCTGGAACCAGTGGCGTGTTTACCGGGTACTGCATTGGCTGGGATGACCAGCCCGAGAACGATGTGCAAAAACTGGGGGCTCGTAGCCCTGCAGTAATTGCCATCACCGGACGGCCATCGTTGTAATCAATCAGAATACCTTCCGGCATTATGACCACCTCCCGACAACAACCCGTCCACCGCCAGACAAATTGACAGTTAGTCCATTACCGTTGATAACGACGGTGTTATTCGTACCGTTAAATGCAAACTGACCACTGTTCGCATAAAACTGACCATGAAATTCACAGTTACCATTTTTATCGATATTCCACCCGGCCCCTGAAGGACCTGAAACGAAAGAGGTGGACCTGATATAGTTGCCAATCTTTGCATTGGTGATACTGCCATCCTGAATTAAAGCATCACGGATAAATACCTGTCCGTTATAGACAAAGAACGCAGCAATGTAATTTCCCGGATCACTTCCGGAGTAAATACCGAACTGGTCAGCAGCAAAAACCACCGTGGATTTATAACTGCTCCCTGATGGCTCAATGGACATGCCGAATCCGGCATTGTATTTCACACCGTTTCTGACAATGCCAAGGTTCAGGGTGTATGATGCTTTCGCAGTGCCATCGCTTTTAACCTCGGCGGTCATCTTCTGGTTAACAGCAGCCATCAGCTCACCTTCAGGACCGATCTGCACCTGAACATAATCGGCCAGTTCAGCGAATGCACCATCCAGATTTGCAACCGTGGTGGTCACCGTCATGACTTCGGCTTTGACTTCACCGTACTGCTCAAACTGACGCTGTACCGTGCCGTGATTGGCGAGGGCGTTTTCCATTATGCCTTCAAGGTTTGTATCCACCCCCTCTTTAATATTCTGGAAGGCCTCTGATTTCTGGACAGAATCGTCAATGAGATCAATGAGACTACCGGTGTCCATAGAGCACAGCGCCGGTACTTCGATAAAGCCTGATGCACCAAAGGCGTTAATTGTCCTGATGTACCAGTAATAGGTATGCCCCACCTGTAGCTGACTGCTGGTCCAGGTGGTTCCCATTCCCTCGCGACTGGCGTTACCTTCAACTATTTCAGTTGACGTTCCAGGCAATTGAGTTTCGCCCGATGTCCAGAAATCGAACTGCGTGGAAACATTAGTGATCGCCGCCAGACGCGGGATCAGCGTGATGGCAAAGAAGCCCTGCTCAATATCAACATGAGAAGGTGGTGGCGGGGCTTCTATACTGAATTCCAGATAGGCCTCCGGGGATTCAGCCCCCATCTGGTTTACAGCAGTAACGTGTGCTGTGTAGGTATTTTTCGGTAATCCGGTAAGACGCGTGAACGTTCCCGGAACCTGGACGGACATGACCATCTGACCATTACGGCGAATGATCACTTTGTTGTAGACCACCTGCCCAATGTTCTGCCAGGACAGAATGCCCTGTACGACCTGCCCGATTTCCTCCACGGTGTATTTAAGACTCTGTGGCTGCGCCACGCCGCCGGATGGCAACTGAGTAAACGGCGGTCGTTCAATCGGTTTACCGATGGCATCGCCCCATACATCCGCTGTTTCCTGCTTCAGTGTCAGTTGCACGCCGTTCTGAACGCCGAACTTCCAGTCCGTTACCCGCATCTCAACGTTCACGATGCCAATAGACGGGAAATTGACCTTCACATACATTCCGGGACGATATCGGTAACCGCTCAGATTTAACGTTACGTTCATCGTCCTGGCGATGCGGGTACGCTTTAACTTCACATCAGCGAGGCGCTGGGCCTGAAATTCTGAAGTCACAAATCGCAGTTTCATATCCTGCGATATTTCCACCCCGTCTTCTGTCACCCATTCACTGACAGACACAGAGGGGAAATCCGCTTCGGTATAGCCCTGCTGCGGATCGACGAATGTCCCCTTGATAGTGTTAACGCGTTCTGCCTGAGAGACCTCCGGCATGATTTCGATATCACCGGCCAGCTGGCTTTCAGTGATCGCTTCGGTAGCGGGTCCGTAATAAGCCCCGACCAGAAGACCATGTTTGCCCGCGGTATACGTTACATCCCCGGCGCATGCCGCCAACATTCCTTCCAGAATACTGACTTTGTTTTCACTGAGATCGAACTCTCCGTTAATCGTGTAACGCTTCTCAACGGTATTACTGCCAGTAATCACATCCTCATCAGAGATGTTCGCTGCTTCCTGAAACTGTTCCCAGAGAATATCGGCGTCAGGCACTTTCAGGTAATTGCGGTAATAGTCCAGGATAACCAGCGCCGCATTGTTGCTGTAGCCCGTCAACCCGGTACGCGGGTCATAAACGGCACGCCCGTACTTTTCGACCTTGATATTCGGGATACCTGACGGGAATTTTTCTGCACTGAATTTGAGGGACACGCGCAGCCACGTGATCCCCTTTCCGATCATGTCTTCTTTCCATGACGGACAGTTTGCCAGCATGTACGGATCTACGGTCTGCCGATTGGTGTGCAGCTCAAAAGATGCATGCTCCGGAAAACTGCTGATCGGCTCGTCACCCAGCCAGACGGTTCCAGTGCTGGATAATGAGTGACCCGCCAGGGCAATGGCCAGATGCAGCATTTCGCCATCATCCTGTTCACCAGCCTGCTCTTCAGAAAAGAACAATGTTCCCGCTGTCGTGGTGTGACCATAAACAACCGTTTTGGCGCTGGCGGCGGCACGAAGGACCTGTTTACGTTCCGATGTGTCACGGTAGGAATCCAGTGATGGCTTTTTGGTCAGCGCCTGAGTTGCCACCTGGGCGGCCACGGTGATAGCCATTGCGATCCCGTAATACTGATATGAGGCGGCGGCACCTGCAGCAACGGTCGCAATAATAGGAATAGCAGCAGGCATTAACGCACCCTCCAGACACTCAGCGGCTTAACCCGCAGACTGACAAGACCATTTTCGCCAGGTACCCATACAACGCCGGAATACACCACCCCGGCACACCGCGATCCCGCATTTTCAACAACGGCAATATCCCCACGCTGCGCCAGCTTCACCGGCACTTCATCGAGATACCGGGCCAGCACCTTTTCAAGCGAACCGCCACCGCGCAATATCGCCTTTTTTGCCCCATGTTCGCTGTCGTAGGCTCCGCGCCAGGCCGCCGCAAAATCCTCGCCGCACATGGCCTGAGCGCAGTCCGCCGCGAACAGGCAGCAGTCATGACTACCCCATAAAAAAGGCCGCTTTTCAGCGGCCCTTATTACGGTGATTAATCTGTTATGCCAGTCCGGATGCTTCATGTTGCCTCACTTATAGGTAAATCCTGGCGCATCTTTTTTACTGCCCCAGTAAATCGAACGTTCAGACATCTGTGCCACATACCGGAATATGCGGTCGCCGGGATAAGCGGCCTGCTGCGATTCATCGGTATAGCGATCGGGGAAAGGCCGCTGCCAGTCTTCAAAAATATTACTGAGGGTGTACTGCAGGGCGTTTGTCCCGCCAGCGGTCGCCCCCGTACTGGATACCCGCCCTTTGAACAGGAGATCAGCAACCTGGACAACGCCATTATCATCCATAGCCACCAGATAGATTTCGGCATTTCTGCCCACACAGCGCTCATTCAGCGTGGTGGCAAAGAGAGCCATATCCAGACCAGAAAGGGTCATTTTGACCTGCGTCGGGCTGGTTGTACTGGTTTCACTGGCATCATCAACGGAGCCCATGCGGCCCATGCCGTAATAAACATAGCCGCCGAGAACCAGCGTCCCGGTACCGGAGTGCACATAGACGGTGCCGGATTCAAACTGAATATTGGCAGCGATTGCAACCGTCACCCTGTCACGGGATAACCAGTCCACCATCGAGTCAGAAAACGGGGAATACAGCATTAAAATGCCTCCTCAAACTCAATTGTCATTGATGTTATTCCACCCGGTTTACGGTCAAATGCACCTTGCTGGTTATCTGAAAGCTTGAAAACCCCCCAGGGTTCTCGCACTTCTACCGTACTATTTGCCGCTGGAGATGACCGCAGCATTGGAGCAATTGGAATGACAGCGACACCGCTTGAATTGCTGAATACATCCTGAGTAACTTTTTTCAGTTCAGAATTCACGGTCAGATAGTCGCCGGCTCTCATCACCATTGCATTAGCCGTCCAGCCTTTAGTTGAAAGGGTGTTTCCTGTTTGATTTGCATCCGCCACTAACACTGTAGCGGCAGTAGAGCCACCATCACGCCCCCAGTCGCGAATTTTTACACGCCCATATTCTCCGTCCAGTGATGCCAGCACTGCCTCAATTTTTCTGGACTGAGCGTCATCCAGAACGTCATAGCCGACAGTACATTTCCACCGGGCCCCCGGAAAGCGCGCCACCTGAGATGAGCCATTGAATGGAGATCTGAATGTTTTGGTATTAGACTCGAGATACCAGTTGAGGGATGAAGGGCGTGGACCTGGCCACTCTAATACATCAGCCATTTGTTAAACTCCTAGTAATCTCCGCCCCTGCCCACGGCTCTGAAAATCCTGAAGCATTTCCTGTCGGGCCTGTCTGGCACCGTCATTGGCTCCTTTTCTGGCAGCTTCTTCCATTGCACGATTCAATGCAGCGTCGCCATTTCCTGAAACATGAATCGTTTGCTGAACGATTATGTCGCCAGAGAAACCGCCCCCCTGCTCTCCCATCATCCTGACCCCCAGATTCCCGTCAGGCGTTCTGGCAAGAGGCATGATTGCTTCCGGTCCAGCTTCACCAAATACACCAGCGCCTTTAGCGAAGGCAAAAAGCTTTGGTGAATCAAATACACCGCCAGAATATGCGCTAAGTGATGGAGAGTCATAAACCCCACCTTTAGCATTTTGTTTGAAGAAATCCAGCCCACTTGATGCACTGCCATAGGCTCCGGAAGGAGTTGAGCCACCGCTGTTCGCTGAACCAAATAACGAGCCCCAAATACTTGCGCCTTGCATTGATTTGATGCCGTTTACGATCATCGCGTTCAGTAACACTTTTTGAAGGGACTTCAGAACACTCATAGACCACTCATTCCAGTCCGCTTTACTACCGCTCAACCCGTCGGCCATCGTATCGACAAGACCACTCATCGCCCCCTGAACAACGCCAGACATCTGTGTTGAATACGTTGACGCAGTATCCATCCAGTTTCTGAACCCCTGCTCAATTCCTCCCTGCCAGTCGTTATTCATTGCATCGAGGCTGGCATAATGCTGCTGCATGATTTCCTTCTCACGATTCAGGGCGTCAGTAAGCATTTGGGATTTAGCGTTATATGTTTCCTCGCTCATCCCTTTGGATTTGTCTGCATAGTCACGGTCAAGCTGCTGGCGCTGAGCGTTATACTTCTGGTCCAGTTGAAGCAGCTCCTGCATCCGCTTCTGTTCCTTTTCGCCCATACCGAAGCCAGAATCCTGAACAGCATAGCTGGCCCGCAAGTTTTCCAGACCTCGCTCTAACGTACTGCGGTATGATGCAAGCTCCGTCGCCTCCTTCATCAGCCGGTTGTTTTTCTCCTGTTGGGCATTGCGCTCCATCAATGAAGTAATTTCGTCTTTACGAAGCAGTAGCGATTTTTGTGCGGTAGTTAATTGGGATGGTGATCGTGTTTCCAGAGTGGAAAGCTGTTGACGCCATTTGATGAGTTTCTGTTCAGAAGAAGACAGTTTGTTTGTTGCTTCAGCCTGAGTAACCAGCAGGGCGTTTTGCTGGTTGAGCTGATCAATCATACGTTGCCCTGCATCTTCAGTAACGGCCTTACCTTTTGTCGCTCCTGGCGTTTTTGGGTCTTTGTACATTTCATTGATGCGAGAAATATTTTTCGCATACTGATCCGCACTGATCGCCCCGGCATCCAGAAATTTTTGCTGTTGCTCAATTGCCTTATTGCGTTTATCAGCATTACTTAAAAATTGCTGATTGACCCTGTCAGCCTCCTGCTGAGTTTTAATGCGCTTTTGTTCTGCCTTATCATGATTGCTGATTATTCCAGTTAAAACGCTTTCTGTGGTGATTTGAGATTGAAGATTATTTAGCTCGGCTTCAAGTTCATTCTTTCTTTCACCAAAAAATAACTTCCCGCCAGCAGCCTTATCGATCCAATCAATTTCTTTTCTTATCTCTGCTAATCTTTCAGATGGTCCCTTTTCTCGGCCAAAATCCAATAATGCATCTGTAGCCCCTTTTATGGCATTGGTAACAGAATTCCACCCCCGTTCTAGAAGACCCAGGTTCTCATGAATATCATTCGCTCGTTGCTGCATGGTGTTAGCGTAAGCATCAGTCGCCACTCTCGCCGCTTCCTGCTGATTCCCCTCTTCCTGGAGGGCTTTGATCTGGTTATAAGTTGACAGCGTCAGGAAGTGATATTGGTCGTTAAGTTTGGTAATTGCTGCAACTGGATCATTTGCAATTTCATTGAAATCACCAACTAACTGATCGGTCGCAATACCAGTGGCTTCGCTCGTTTTAACAATGGCAGTAGTCACCCGCTCCAGCGAATCACCAGCAACCTTTCCAGATTCCACCAGTAGATTTAGCGCCGATGCCGCTTTGCCAGTAGTTGAGTCCGCCGCAACACCAGCGCGCGCGGCAATGTCCGCCAGTTGTCCCGATGTTTTCCCTACAAGGTTACCCGTCAGGATAAGTGACTTATTGAAAGCGTCCTGTTCCTGTGTGCCTTTGTAGTACGCCACGCCCAGCACGCCGACCGCAGCAGCCGCCAGCGTGAAAGGATTGATCAGGCCCATCACATAGGAGCCAACGCCTTTAATCGCTGGGCCGATGCCGCCGAACATGTCCTTTAACTGGCCGCCCTGCTGCATCAGCACCATGAACGGACTTTGCCCGGTAGACAGACCTACAACGATATCTGTCATCTGAGCAGGGATCATGCGCATAGCAAAAGCGGTTTGCTTTGCTGACATGCCAGTTTTGCCTAACTGCGCCTGTGTTTTTTCTAACTCGGTACGCATCTCACCGAGCGTGCCGGAAAGTTTTGTGTATGACTCAGGTGAAAGAAGTCCTGACGATTTCGCAGAGTCGAGTTGCTTTTGTTGCTCCGCGAGTCGGCGGAATCCCTCGCCAACCGGATCAAGCTGAGCAACCAGGCGTTGCAATGCCGCGCGTTGCTCATCATGAGCTTTCGCTGCCTCTCTCTCAGCCTGTGCTTCTCCGGTAACTTCCCGACGAGTTTCCTGCAATTTTTTACTGTAGGTGTCGAACTGTGAAGTGTTGAGTTTTCCGGCTGAAAGCGCAGCATTAAGATCTTCTTGCTGTTGGTCAAGATTTCTCAGGGCAGCAGCTAGCGGATCAATTTTATCCAGCATGCGCTGAAATGCCTGTGCCTGCGCCTCCTGCTGAGAGGCTGCTAATTTACCTGCTTTTTCCGCTTCACGCTGGGCCTGGGCTACTCCACTCAACTCTTCCGTGGTTTCGTTGAGTTTTCTCGACAGAAATTCATACTCTCCCTTATCAATTAACCCTTTGTCGAAATATTTTTTTAATTCGGTAAAGCGGCGCCCAACGGTGTTAATGGCTGCACCAACAGGATCGATGGCGGCGCGAAGTTTACTCATCGCCTCCTTTTCTTCCTCGGTGGCTTTTGTCACTTTCCCTGCACTGGTTGCAGCTTTCATGCCCCATTCAGTCAGACCACTGAGGGCTGTCGTCAGATTTTCTGCGTTTTTCTCAGCGCCGGTACTGTCGATAATGATAGCGAGGCGGGATGTCTGTTCTGACATTGAGATCTCCGGGCATAAAAAAGCCGCACGGTGGCGGCTACTGTTCGAATATCAGGATGTTGCTAACTGATAACCCTGGTTAATGTGTAAGCTCAGCCCGTCAGTGGTGGGACACTGGCGAACTCAATAATGAGGGATGGCTGATTAGCAGAACGCGCCAAACAAAATGGAAGATCAATGAACTCTGAGATCGTGCAAATTCTTGAGGATGCGTTATTCGGGAAGCACTCCCCCGATGACCCGCTGGGAGACAAGCTAAGGCACTCCATAGATAAAGCAATTGACGACGTGCTGAAGGATTACTAAAAGCCCACCTGAGTTGGCTAGTTTGCTACTTGCAGGATTCACTCCAAGCATTATCCATTCCTCCAACAGAGATGGGATTACTTGGATCTTCAATCGTTGGGCGTGAATAGTCGGCAGTTCTTCCATTGTTAGATACGGTTATTCTTGAAAAGAATCGCACTCTTCCCGTGTATGCGTTAAAGCTATTTTTTCCATTTACATACCCACACACGGCACCGCTAATCTCCTCTCCCTGTGGGCTTGAGTCTGGATAAAATCTTACGCTATCAAAAGTTGCTGAATCAGGGGCCTTCATCATGTTACGCACCCCTTTCTCAACAAAAGAAGTGGCATCGCTTGGGGAGGGGTCTGATACATTAGTCACCACAACCACCAGTACAATGATCACAAAGAAAGCTCCAATTATGTACCCCAGAATTTTCATATCCCTATCCCCATCATTAACATTTGCACACAGGTTAGCACAGGGGGAGAAAGAGGCAACGACACAGCTATTTGGCGTTTTCCTTCCGCTTCCGTTCCGCAACCCACTCATCCTGCCAGGCATCATCAAGGGCAAGTATGGCGGCTTCAAACTCAGTGCGATCAATCACAATAGAACGAGAGTCCAGATAGCGCTCAATATCACCCAGGGAAAACGGAAGCGGGACGCCAGCCATGCCAGCATATTGCCTGCCACGCGATATCATGGCGTAACCGTTGAGGATTTCCACCGTTACTCCGTCAATTTCAGGCTCTGGAACTGGCGGGAGTTTTAATTTTTTCCTTCGCCATTTGGCTTTTTCGCCCTGCTCTCCCCCAAATTCATTAAGCCACTTCTGGGCCTCTAAGGCTTTTTTACGGTTTCCTGCTTTTGCTGCTCTTTGCCCTGGGCGATGCTGGCGGCTTCAGCCAGAATTTGCCAGTAAATCGCCGGTTCCTGTTTCAGAAGTGCGGCACCGCGTTCCGGCGTGTATTCAATCGGAACCTCTTCGCCATCTACACACTCACCGACGCCCTTCCAGTCTTTCAGCAGGTATCGCGCGCAGTTGTCGATCAGCAGATCGTCTGCAGAGTCAATTTCCCCGACAGCTGAAAAGTTAAATTCACTGGTTCCCACCTGGTAACTGGCATCCATTTTTTCAATGTGGCGGCGTATAAGCGCATTACGCGAGCGATACTGGTCGTTATCAATGCTGCTGACGAGCAATTTCAGCCCTTCAATGGGTTTCAGATCTTTCAGCGGTGTAAACCAGCGTTCACCGCCAATATCAATTCGTGGGGTTAAGATGATCATTAAAAACTCCTGCATTAAAAATGCCCGCGCCGCCATGCAGAGCGGAACGGGCAAGGGAAATTTTATGGTTCGGTTACGGTAATAATCGCCGTATCGGCAAAGGTGCGCGACTTAGCGGTAATCGTTGCCGTCCCTGCACCTACGCCAGTAACAACACCTGACGCGTTGACTGTTGCCACTACAGGATCGGATGACTCCCAGGTCACGGAATCCGTTGCACCCGCAGGAGCCAGCGTAGCAGTGAGGCTGGTTGTATCGCCCACATCAACAGAAGCTGTTTTCGGTGTTACCGTGATGCTGGTTGCCGGAATGGTAACTGCGCGGGTAATCGTCGGCGATTCGTCGGCCGCAGTGATATCCAGTTGAACCTGGATAATGTCGGTATTGCCGCCATCCGGCCAGTCGCCAGCGACCTGCACTTTCGGGAAATTAAACGTGTACTTCCCTTCTTCGTTCGCCAGCGTGAAACTGAATGGTACGGTTGCGCCGGTAAGCGTTTTGCTCCAGACCTCCCACGCAGCTTTAGACCAGGAGAGTGTGATCGAACCTGACGGCGTAAAGGTAGTAGGGATGTTAGCCCCGGCAAACGGTGAACCGGTACCGATACAGCGCTGCGTCTGGACGTTATTGTCGAACTGGATGTTGAAGGTATCAATACAGAAGCCGTCGCCACCGTCGATGCCGTTCAGGTTGATTGCTGTGACCTCTTTGAACGAGTAACGCAGTTCGCCAGCATTATCGGCAGGAGTGCCGGTGATGTAACTCGTATCGTCTGCTTTTGAGTCCCAGCCCAGCCCGGCGAATGTGACTGTCGCGGTAACGTCTCCGTCGTTAGGAACTTCCAACTGGAACACACTTACCTGCGCGCCGCGAACGATAGAGGCAATACCAACATCAGAGGCATACGTTGCAAGTGAGAAAGAGATACGGTCATTCCCCATCGTCAGCACATTGCCCGCCCACTCCGCGCCAAAACACGAAGCCAGGAAGTCATCATGCTGGCCATAGCGGAATTTTGCCCCGACATCGCCGCCAACATCGACCGTTCCCAGCGTAGCACCTTGCGCCATTCGGGTGCCGCCGATCTCATCGTTGTCGTTGGTATTCTGGGATGGACCAACGCCCCAGCTTGTACGTTTGAAAAGATTCCAGACGCCAGCAGGCGTGATTCCTGGAGTCGTCTCCCGGATAAAGGCCGAGAGTACCTTAGCGCCGCTCGACATGCGGTCACCTCCATCGAAGTTAAGCGCTACAGAGCGCGGTAAGGGATTTGTAGATTGAACTGAGACCAGCCATCCGTTTCGCCAGCGGGAACAGCGGATACGGCGAAATAACTGAGTTTTCCATCATCCTGAAATTCAAAAAGCTCACGGAGTTTGTCTGCTGTTTGAGTGATGAGGATGGTGCCAGAGCCAACAGGGACGAAGATCTGAATAATCAGCACCCCGGTGCGCTGAACGACGGGGCCAGCACCGATTTCATTCGCGCCGGCCAGTCCGGAAATATTGGTAAAGCGAGCCCAGATATCACGACCACTTGGGTCAAATACGGGTCCGTTGGGATAATCCACAGCATCAGAGGCAATAGCCGTCTGCGCCGTCATACGAGTGATAACAGCGTTACGAATTTCTGTGAGGGTCATTTGTAGGCCTGTGTTACACCATTAAATGAAACCGCATAAACGCCTGCCGGTGCCTGCTTTGAGTGCCCGTTTTCAAGCGGTACGGAATAAGGGAGGTTTGACTGGATGTAGATGACCGAATAACTTGGCGCCACAAGAATTGTCGACGTCCCGTTATTGATGGTGTTTGCGCCGTTTGGATCTGGCTCACGTGGAACATAATCACTTGGCGAACCGACACTCACGAAGTGAGATGCCCGGAAAGTCCCCGCGCGATAGCCTGGAGGTCGATAAATCTCTCCCTGCCCTCGCCTTAGCTTGCGCACGCGCTGGGGGCCGAATTTCCCAGCATTACTGCTGTACTCAGCATCGGCTAGACTGACTTTATTGCCTCGTTTAATCCGACGGTTACCGTTTTTGTCAGTGGTCCCGAACCGGTCACTGCTCCGAAGGGCTTCATTGATATCATTAACCCGGGCGCGCTGCTGAACCTGCATGCTATTGATAGCCCATATTTCAGGGTTACCGACCGGTGACCGAATAACGATCTCATTGAGCAACTGAATGGCTATAACACGTTGCAGTTTTCCGACATCCTCTTCCACCTTGTCAGCGAATAATGCTGGGTCAAGACTCCAGGCCTTAGCCATGTCACGCCCTCCGCAACTGAATGGAATATGTTGCTTTCGCCGGATCGGTTCCTGCCGTAATGACCTTGTAGCGCTGCTGTTCGCCGGTAATCAGGTCTGGTGCAGTGATGATGTGATCGACTTTCGGTTCGTCGGTAACTTCATTTGTCAGCGCGGTTAATTTCAGGTCGCCGTGCAGGATATTGACGCCATCGATACGGTTTAGTTTGTACCGCGACAGCACACCGCGCCCGGTATAGGTCACGGTGGTTTCACCGCCTGTTTCCGTTACCGGGTCCCATCCGGTTTGGATGACGTAAGAGCCGGTAAAGTTGTTAACGGCGTCGGCAAGATCGTCATCGAACGCTGCGGCGATTTCGGTCTGAAGCTCGTCACGAATGCCCATGATGGACACCATTGCATTGCCGGAACTCAACAGTGACTACACCACGTAATTTTCGCGTATACACCTCGCCATTTCGTTTTGCCCGGAGTGGATGCGGAGCGAATTCGACAATCCCCTTTCTCTCATTCGCATAAACGACATGGTTTATCTGGTGCCCGTTCACGAACACATCGCGACGCTCACGGCCATCACCGGCATAATGGATGCCAGGATTGATGATGTTTCTCACGTTACCCCCTCACCAGCCTTATTTGGGACTGATTGACGCCATATGGCTTGAGCATCGCCAGCGCCAGTTGTAGATCGGAATCAAGAAGCGCAGTGCTATTAACCGCAAGTTCAGCGAATGTCTTTGATACGCTCACGCCGTCGGCATCAACGGAATTGCTCAGCAAAGAACCAGAGTTTGTTTTCTGCTGATACAGCCCGCCATTTGCTGCCGCCTGCGCCGCATATGCGCCAGCCTGCTTAACATCATCAGGAATAATGACTTCGTGAGTCCTGTTATCGCAGGGCATTTTCAGGTTGAGGCCATTCATCCAGGTGTTAGCCATCAGTACCGATTTTGATTTTTTACTGGGATTAGTCCAGTCGGCACCGAGTATCTGATCAACGTCCGCCACTGTGATGTAGGTGATCATGAATCACTCCTCTACGCGCCAGCCTGCCGCCTTCCAGTTTTCTACTTCGTCAGGATGCACATCTGCGGTGGTGGGCGCGCCGGGGAATGCCGGGAAGTCAGTGAACATAGCAACCAACTGAACACCCTGCTCCTGCTGCTCAGAATTGTTTTGCGTAGTCCGTTTAGCGGTAAGCTTTTCTGCAGCACGCTGAACACGCTGCTCTTTGGTTAGTCCAGCCATAAACCCTCCATTAAAAAGGGGCCGCAGCCCCCTGATAATTAACCCTGAATTAAGCAGCTATGCCCTGTTTTCACTGCCGCCACGCCCCATGACAGACCAACTTCGTAGCGTACCTGGCGGTACTGTCGGTACAGCGCCACCTGGTAAGTAATACCAGATACCGGATCGGTAACGTTCATCACATCATCCGCAGTGTCACCACCCTGCGGCATTGCAGGCGTACGGGAAGCCAGAAGAAATGCGTTACGATCAAACGCCATATTTGCGGTGTAGGTACCATCAGCAGTAATAGCGGTATTATCGGCAAGCGCCTGACGTAAGCCCGGAGCGGCCAGAGTGATAATCGTGGCAGTCGCGGCAGCAACAAGGTATTTATTGCTGTCCCCGTCAAACGTCACGATGTCACCGGCTGCAATGGTGCCAGTACCGGTATCAATCGCAATCAGGATATCGCCTTCAGCTTTTGCCCCATTCACAAGGTACCCAGTAGCAGGAGATGCAGCGTGTTTCTTAACATGCGCGGACTCGTGGATATTGAAACCTTCCAGCCGCCCCACGATACCTTCACGCAGAAGCGCATCAGTACCGGACTCGTTCACTTTGAACAGAACAGACTGTTTACCGCGGAGGTTAGCGATAGCCGAAGAACCGAGAACCATCTGCAGATCAGTTGTAGGCGAGCCGTTGTCCGAAAGAACCTGGCGCGCATTTGCCGCATCTGACAAATCACCTGCAATACCGAAAGGAGCAGTACCGGCAGTGCCGACCGCACGGGAGGATGCGAAATACAAAGCCGCGAGATCTGCATCCATCTCATTAGCCAGCGCGCGAAAAGCCTGCTTAAACTGATCCGCAAGAATGGTGTTGTATGTCCCTGCAGGCCCCAACGCCAGCTGTTCCTCACCGTTCCATTTGACCGGTGCCATTTTGGATTTGGTGATTTTGACATCAACTGTGCCGATCGTCTGGTCGCCGTCATTTGGTGCAGTAGCCCCCGGCGTAATGTCAACAGTGGTTGCAGGTGGCGCAACCGGTGCAGTAACAGTCTGGTCCTTCGCCGCCGCATCAGATTTGGCATTGCGCGATACGGCCGGAATAAAACCGACCTGCTCGCGAGAAACGGTATCCAGAGCCGTAAAGATAGTCGGGATCAACCCGGTAAGTGTGTTAGCCATGTATATGGATTCCTTGGAGATTTAAATATATGGTTGGTTGAGCCATCCAGCTCTGGCACCAGCCGCCATCCGACGACTGGCAAATAATTAATCGACGATGGTGATACCGTCTTTGAGGGTCGATTGCTGATCTGCCGGACTCAGACTGGTGAACGAGTCACGTTTCATTGTCTTCTGCCCGGAAGCATGCTGTGTTTGGCGCGAACCAGTACCCTGATTACCGCTGGCCTTCAGGATATGGTCTTTTTGCGGGTACTGCTCCACCAGGAATTCCAGCGCCTCATCAAAGGCCGCCAGCTCACCCGGCTTAGAACGGGAATAAATTTTGTTGCCCGAGCCGTCATACGCAACAACTTTGCCATCCTCAACTTTGAACGACTGACCAAAGCGGGCCTGGAGCATGTCGGACGGGATTGCGACTTTATCTGCGATGAATTTTGAGCCAGAGAACCGGCCGCCGATCATTTCCTGATAGAGCTGGCCTTCGAGGGTGGTCGCGCGCAGAGTGGCTTCATCGAGCTGAGTCTGAAACGCTTTGGTGATATCCGCTTTCACCTGGTCAACGGCACCCGCGTCGATCAGTTTTTTCTGGTCAATTTTGGTCATCATATCCAGCGCTTCGAGTGCCTTCGTCGGGTCACCAATTTTGGCAAATTTAGCCAGGCTGGCTTCGGCAGTTTCTTTGGCTTCGCGATGGGATTTAGCCTCGCCATTCAGCGACGAGATTTTGCTGACAGCCTGAGCAGCATCGAAGCCAATTTCTTTCCCGTCGTCATGCACGTAAACCGGCAGACCGTTAGCATCGACTTCTGCGTAGTGCTTACCGTTTACTTCTACTGTCTTCAGTTTCATGTTGTTACCTTTGATTTGGTCATCCGACCGTTGCACCGCTCACCATCCGGATTGCGGCCATAAAAAGGCCGCCCGGAGGCAGCCTGTTGTGATTTATTGAAGATTAAAGCCCTGCATCCCTGAACGCCTGCGCGTCACGTTCACGCAACTGCGCCAACGTCAGCCATTCGCCTTTGTCGGTGTAGAACTCATCAGGAGACATGCCACCATCACGAATCAACCGGGCGCGCTTCTCGCCAACGATTTGCTTCTGGCGATCGAACGACTGACGCGAGAACCATTCCTGATAGTTGGTATCGCCGGGCACAACACCATCCATGCTGGCGCGTTCCGCTGGCGGGATATCGCGAACATCGATACCCAACTCTTTCGCTGATTTGAGGATGAAGGTTTCAGTGGAACGGCAGCAGAAATGAATTTTTCCAGGTCCCTGCAAATACGGAACTTTATGTCCAATCGGCTTGTTATCCAGCGTGTACTTAAGGCGGTCACGAATCCTGCACATCTGCGTCGTTCGGTTGTCCAGGGTGGAAAGCCACTGCTTACCCTTCATCAGGTCATTATTGGCGTCAGCAAAGCTGTTACGCGCCGTCGCCGCAAGATGCCCCACCGCCGTTTTCGCGATACTGGCGGCATTGGCGCGACTCAGTTGCAATGCGCCATCCTGATAGCCATGATTGGCGTGGCCGCGAACCTTGCGCGCTATCTGCTCGTTTGTATCTCCCAGCAAAAAGCCCTGTCGCACTGCGTTACTGATGCGGTTGAGGCGATCCGCTTCGAGGTTTGATGCCCACTCGCTAAGCAATCGACCCTGAAATGGCTGTGCCAACGCCGCAGCATAAACAACGTCTGGAGAAATACCAACCAACGGATGAACGTCGGTCACGAACTCCGGCAACAGCGCATCAAAGAGACTCAACTGATACCCAGCCTCATGTTGTGCCAGGTCATTCAGTTCAGTAGACAGGCTGGAAAACATGCCGTTTATCGCAGTGCGGTTAATTTCCCGCACACTCGCCAGCAGTGCTTCAAGACGTGTGACAGTAAAGCTATTCGGCTCTATGCCGTCCATCGCCACCAGCAGGCGCGCCGTCAGTTCAGCATCACTTTCGTTGAGCAGTTTCACCATTCGACTGGCAACGCCGGTACTGTAACGACTAATCCAGACAGCGTGTGCTATGGACTCGTCACGCAGTTGATCGTTAACCGTTGCCATCGTTACCACCCATCAGTGTTACCTGCTGGTTTTTCAGCTCGTCGATCACATCATCCGGCTTCGCGTCAGGGTCGATGAATTTAAGCGCCTGGAGCACGCGAACAGCATCAACCTGGCGAATGTCACCACCCTGTCGCAGGGACTGAACGGCCATAGCAGCAGATGAATCGAACGTCTGAGCAGAAACATCCAGCTCTGTGCGCACATCAACATTGCCGCCATCACTTTCACCAATCCACTCAGCCATGATTTGCAGAATGTTATCAAGTGCATCCTCCAGCGAACTCGCCATGGTGTACAGCGGCGAGTTTTCCTGCATATGCTCTTCATGCGTCTGGTCGTCAGATTTTGTTGATGTGTTTTCTGCACGCAGCAGCTTCGCGCCCGCCTGGCGCATCTGGTTTTCCAGATTTTCCAGTGATGTTTCACCTGACTCGATGGCGGCGCCGGTATGCTCGGTGTATTCCATACCCTGTTTTGCGCGGTCACTGAATTTAGTAGCGCTGGATGAGCCAATGACCAGTTCCTGATCGTCTTCCAGGCCAAAAACAGACAGAAGCGGCACACGCACAACATGAAGAATGTTGTCCTGCTCACTCTGGCTTTGCCAGTGCTTGATGTTCAGCAATGCCAGATTCAGCAGTGGTGGAGAACCGCGCATAAACCCGGTTTTTTTGGTGTAGAGCGTTACAAGGGTAATGTCGTCGCGGCTGGTTTCCCAATCTTCGTAAAGAGTCCATGTGGATTCCCCACCATCACCTTTGTTACGGCGCCAGATTTCCACTTTACGCGGCATGATGTGGCGGATCTGCTCAACTTTGGTTTGCCCGAAGTCGTCACCATCCACAACAATGACTTCTTTTACGCGCAACTCAGTGAGCACAACCTTTCCGCTGACAACCTTTGATTTCCACCCAATCACCTGGCGAGGGTTCAGCATCGTTACATATGGGCGACCACCAGCAGCCTGTTCATCTGCTTTTGTGCGAATTTCTTCAGCGTTGGTACGTGGATAATCCACCAGCGCATGGGCAAGACCGTACTGAAATGCCAGGCTGAAGAATTGCTGCGCCCAGACATCAAGGCGACTGCCTTCCATATCGATGTTTTCGGCATAATTTTTGATTTTTTCCGGCGTTTTTTCGCTTAACACGGTTGGCTCAGCAAATACACGCCCGGTATTTTGCTTAATGCTTTCTTCGTAGGCCGGGAGCAGCGTCGCAACAGACAGGCGTTTCTTATAGTCCTCTTTATCCTCGCGCGGCCAGCGAGGTAGGTAGGCTTCGCCCTGCCGGCGCATTTCCAGCGTGCCGCCCATCAGAGCATCGTTAATGTCCCACGCCTCAACCATGTCGTTATAGTCGAGGTTGGGTGTCGAAATATCTGGCATGGTTTACATCCGAAGTTTGGTGACTTTGCCGACTTTCTTCGGCGGTGAATGCAGAACTTCATAACGAGTTCCGTCCCAGTCGTGATCTTCCTGCTGCGTGTCAACGTCATCAGGATTTTTGCTGTCGCGGACGAGCACAGGAATACGGCTTATCCAGCCACGGCAGTAATCAAAAACATAAAACGCGGGTTTTTCTGGTATCCCGGATTCCAGTTTTTTGCCTTCAACAACCGCCTCCAGCATGTCGGCGAACAACGCGGCACCATTAACGCGAGAACCGGGTTTTTTGTTGGCCTCAACCCATTTGACGCCCTGCACTTCCATTTTCTGAGCGATAGAGAGTTCATCATCGCCAGTATTGTAGATCGCGCTATCGGCCGGGCCGGGTACAACCTTTTTGCAGATACCCGGCATAATATTGAGTTGTCCCTGAGTGACACCATCGAGTTTTATCTCGTCAGGTTCGTCAACTTCCTGGCCTGTTAGCCGCTTATCAATCCACGCGACGCCTTTTGCGACGTTGGTAGATGACATGTTCAGCCCTTTATTCAGTTCGTCAGGCGGGCAACCGTACCACTCGCCAATCAGAATCAGAGACCCGGCGGGCGGGCAGAATTGACGTCCATCAGGCAGCGTCGCGACAGTGCCATCCGTGCGAGCCCACCAGAGATTAGAGAACGGTTTCGACTCCCCCCAGTCATGGGAACGGTCAACGGTCCAGCTATCCGGTATGCGGAACGGCTTAATGACGTGAAGCGTCTCATTCCATAGATGGTCAAAGCGTCCGCCGCTGGTCACATCCCATGAACCTTTTACCCACGCCTTACGGCGGTTCGGGTCTTTGATGGACATCAGCGTTGCGATGTACTGCGGATCCAGATACGGGTTCTCTTTGAAAGAACCGTGTATCGCGACGCGGGTTAACGTGATCTCTTCTTCCCGCTCGGTTTGAGGGTTGAACACTAATTGTTTGTGACGCTGTACAGTTCCGCGCGGTGCCGGTTCGATAAATCGTTTTTTTACCCAGGTATGACCGATGCCAAATGGGTTTGTCGTGCTGAATACTTCGAGTGGGATCGGTTTTAGCAACGATCCATCTTTTCGCGGATAGTCTTCAGGCCGGAACGATGACCGGCGACACGAAAACATTGCTTCATAGAAATCTGAGTTAGGTTGTTTGGTCAGCTCGTTAAAGCCGATAAACGGAAATTCTTGCCCGTGGAAGTTCCAGTAATCATCAGCTTCACTTCCGAACCGGAACAGCAGTTCTTCACCCGTAGGCCAAACCCATCGCAATTCACTTGCAGACCGAAGAAAATTTGCCCCGTCGCCGAACAGGTTATACATACGCTTAGACTGCGTGATGATGTCTGCAAGGTTTTTATACTCAGTGTCAAAGATGACACCGCGCCAGAATGAACCATAACCAACACCGACATTACGGCGAAAACGAGCCAACTGCGCAGCGGTTTTGCCTGGTCCACGCGTTCCCTCGTAGAGGATCTCATTACATGGGCAACTCAGCGAAAGAGACTGTGATCCGGGCAGAGGCTTCCATACAGCCTTGTAATTCATCCACCAAGAACCTCATTTTGTTGTTTCTGCGCAGCAGCTTCCCATTCGTCAACGTTGTCACAGGATGGAACGGGCATAACGTTGTGAGTGGATATAACGTTCTGTTCAACCTTCTGCTTGTTGGTATAAACGTCACCGACCTCTTTAGCAGCCTGTTCGAGAAGCTGGGCCGTCATGCCGAGGTTTTTCATGTTCTCGGCGGTAACAGACATTCGCTGCAGTACGCGAAGTCGATAAGCCTTATTAGCGATCGGGATTTCTGCAATTTCCGTCTGGAAGCGCTCGCGGGTTTCGTTGAACATCTCGACCCATTTTTTCGCCAGGCCTTTGCCGTTAGCTTTTGTCGGGTCGTGGGATTCAACCTGCTGACGAGGAATACTGATGCCGAATTCTTTTTTGACAGCCTCCACCACCTGAGAAGGGGTGTCGAAGCACGCAAGCGATTGAACGATGAAGGCTTTTACCTCACCTTTTAATGCCGCCATAGCTTACCTGCCCGTCATAATCAGTCATAAAATCAAGCCAGTTTCAACATGCACGTTCCGCACGCTCTGGCGATGTTAAGTTTTGCCACCTCTGCAGGTTGATTAGCTGCGTCCACCAGTTCTTGCACGTCGGTGCTCGCCCCGTATCTACGCACAACACCGACAAATTCTTCGACATCATGTCCGCGCAATGTCAGTACCGGTTGCCCGGTCTCTTTGTTGAACTTCGGAGCGCCAAACTCATCGGTGGCCTGGGCTATGTGATAAAGCTCATGCTCTACCAGCGCGCAGAATTCAAGGTCGCTGCATTGCGTACAGTAATCCGCTGCCAGCGTGATGATGAACTTCGGAATGCGCCCGAACCATTCGTACATCTGCTGTTCCATTCTGGCTTTCTGCCATCCACCAGCGCGGAGCATTACCTGCTCAGCCTGACCGAGAACGTAGCGACCTTTCTTCGCGAACGATTCTGAGGCCCACATAAAACACAAATCAGCTTCCATTAAATGGGCGTGGTCAGGGTTATGGATGCTTCCGGTATCGCTGAGGATTTGTCGGCTTATCCAGTCATGTACTTCATTGGCGGGGATCAATCTGGTGTAGGGCTGCCAGTTATCGGGGCCAATGAAATTAACTGGTGGGTATGGGCGTTGCTGAAGGTCTCCCCAGTCCGGTTTTGCCATAATAATTCCTTGTTAACGATCACAGTTATAGTATTCATTATTGCCATGGCTTGATTTACGTTTTCTCCATCCCCATAGAATTAACCTACACACAATGAGGTCATAAAATGAACAAGATAAAATGGGTAGGAAATAAACCTAAATTTGATGTTGGAAGCAAGGTTCAACTGAACGCAGGTGGTCCAGTAATGAGCGTGTACTCTGTAGATCGGACCCGTGTGGCCGGAGACGAATATCAATTCAACGGCTTTTATACATGTCAGTGGTTTGCAGGGAAAAAACTGGAAGAAGGTAGATTCCGCGAGCCTTCGCTAATTGAGGTAAAATAGTGGACACCTCAGAAATTGCCGACTGGATGCAAGATAAGCTCACCAAAGAAGATTGCTTGTATCAAGAAGATGTCGTTGATTACCTGGTAAAACTAGGGCGAGAAGAGTTTTTAGTAGAAAACTCCGATGGTAACCTATCATTATCCAAAAATGTCCTTGCCGCGTTTAGGAAGCTAAATGATGAAAGCGTTGTATGGGTAAAATCAGGTAAATACTGGCGATTCCGGGTAGCTGAAGATGAACCAAGTCGTGATGCTCGGGGATAAATAAATGGGCGATATGCTCGCCCTTTCATCTTTGCAATGTTCGCTACTCTGCTCTGATTTTTTCTATTTCCCGTATCCCAGCCAACTGGTTATTCGCCTTCTCGATGGCAGCCAGTAACGGATTAATCCACAGCACAGCCTGACAGTACGTTATTGTGCCGGCGGCAACGGAGCCATCACCGGCTGTGTCAGCGTTCCCAGAATCGGGGTGCATTGCGCTGGCACGTAAACGGTTCGCGTAGTTGAGCAGCCCACCAGCAACATCAGCAGGAACAGGCAGATCACAGGTTTTTTCACGTCGTAGAATCTCCCGGTATTCGATAACTGTCTTTTCGGTGCCAGCATCTATCAACAAGTTAAGACGGTTGGCGTTTTCCGCTATCTGGTTAAACCGGTTGAAGCTGAAAGCCTGCGTGGTTATTACCGTCGCCTGTAGTGCGTTGTCGCTGCTCAGTACCCGGTTATCACTCTCGGATGTGGCCAGTGCCGCATTGCTGCGTACCAGCAGAACACAGAGCACCGCGATGATGGTTACGACAACCACCAGCAGAATCGAGACAATCGTAATTTTGTTGGTCTTCATCAGAATACGCCCGGAACTGATACTGGAATGCCAGGGTTAAGCGGCCCATATCCATCACTCAGATTTTGAGGTTTCTCTGCCCACAGGCAAACTTCACGCTCAATCTCGCGGCGTGTTACAAGGCCCTTCCACTGTATGCCACCAGCATAGGTCCAGCGCCGCAGTTGTTCACATGCGCCTTTCGAATCACCCTGGTTGATTTTTTGTAGCAGTGTGGAGGTTTTGAAGTTTCCCGCGCCTACGTTATACGCAAATGAATACAGCGCCCCTCTCATCGTTTCGGGGATCGGAGCGTTGATATATGGGGTAATCTGACGGGCGACAATATTCAAGTCTTTATCAAGCAGCGCCTGACACTCTGCCTTGGTGTAGGTCTTGCCGAGGATAATATCTTTACCAGTATGGCCCCAGCATACAGTCCACACTCCAACAACATCCCGATAAGGCTGATAGCGTACACCTTCAAGGCCATCATTACCTGTTGGGCCAGTAATCAACGCCGCAGCGATAGCAATAGCGCCTGCGGGTATAGCTGCAATAACGCTATTCTTCAGCTTTTGTGGCATAGCCATTGCGACGATCCTCCCGTTCTTTCCAGCGGAAATACCAGTTCACTGCACATGTGATTACCGTGCATGCGATACCGACAATAATTGCCCAGTCGCTCAGGCTTAACCCTGCAATTCTGTCGGCCAACATCCAGGACACCTCTTTTGCTGTTTTAGCTGTTTCGGCATATGCCTTCGCTGATACACCGCAGCCGGTCAGCGTGGTTCCTGTTCCATATGAAAGTCTGCTGTAAATGGTGCTCATTCTGGTCATAGCCCTACCTCCGACTTTTCGGATGGCATTGTGTGTGATTAAAGGGTCAGGCTTCACGGGCTGGATGTATCAACAAAGCGCGTTGCGGATGACTTCAGTGAGCCTGAAAAGAGGTGAAGCGACGAAAATCATTTTAAGCAGAGTGATATTCATCTAATAATTGCACGTTCAAACAGAGTAACCTGTTAAATTCGCTAGAAATTGAGGAAAGATAATGATCGTCAATCAGTTAAAAACTCTACATAAGAACATGCTCACACAGGGTATTACACGAACTCAGTTTCAATATATGCATAATCATTTAACATTTGATGTGCTGTTCATTGCAGAGGAAAATTTCGAGTTGCTATTTGGTGCTGTTGGGCATAACTGTAGCTTTTTTGTCAAAGTTCAAAAAGGCTATGATCTGGTACCAATAATTAGACCAGAGTCAGCCTTTTTATGCCTGATAAAATTACTTAAGCTGACGTCGGATCCAACCAATCGTTTTAGTGCTAAAGCATTTTTCCAAGACTTCGCTTTGAAGATCCCTGAAACAGTCAAAGCACGAAATAGCACACTACCATCTTCCCTTACCCCAGAGATTGATGAGGCAGACAAAGTCGTATTTCTTGGATGGCGTAATAATGGAGAGAGTGGCGGCCACGTAACAGAACCTAATCTACGAAAGACTCTCAATGCTTTCGGAAAGGACATCCATGAGTTCTGTAAGATAAGAAACATCAGTAGTCGATGGTCGCCAAAAAAAGACAAATAAAACATCATTGCAAGAAGTCGCGCCCATTCAAAAATGGGGAGCTTTTCAGTCACTCAGGGCCATCCCATCATCACAGACCGAAAAGCTTTAACTGGAGCGGGCAGCAGGAATCGAACCTGCATCATCAGCTTGGAAGGGTGAGGTAATAGCCATTATACGATGCCCGCATGGTTCGCCACCGAGGGCTCGAACCTCGCACCGTCAACTTAGATGGTTGATGCTCTATCCCGATGAGCTAGTGACGGCTGGTGGACCTTGCTGGACTTGAATCAGCGACCCGGCGATGTAGGACACGACAAAATACGCCAACCGGCGCGCTGCACTCAGGTCCGCGGCGGTTGCAATGTAAAATATAGCTCCGGCAAATGCGCCAAACACCACGCCGTAATCGGTTCCGGACAGAAATCCATAGACGCTGGCACCCGTCAGGACACCACCAGCCAGCCCAGTACCGGAAATCGGATCGGACATTTAGCCCCCTCTTATTGATGTGGCTCCTCTCAGTACGAGGGGAAATAGGGTCAGGCTTCACGGGCTGGATTTATCAACAAAGCACGTAGTGAGTGATACCCGTGAGCCTGAAATAATAAATACCGGGTACACCAGTCAAGATGGAGTGTTTCATTGTGCTTTCGCTATTATGGCCCCCTGGAAGGATTGGTTGCGACAGCCGGCGCTTTTCATCGGCTTGCCTCGTAGGGATGCTTTTACTGCGATGGAAAGAAAATTCATCACAAGCTTTGTGCTACGCCTACAAATGCTCTATCCGTTATAGAAAAATCCAGCAATAATAGGTAATTAAATTGTGAACTATGATTTGGTATAAAGGATTGCTTATTGAGAATAATTTCACTAAGTGGGATTCTAGTGACGAACCGGAGATCAAAAATACTCTAAAGGAGGCCCCGAATGAATAATTTTATCCAAGCGTTAGATATTTCGATTAATACCAAGAATTGGTACTCAGTGTTATTTATATCGCTAACACTGCCAGACATTTGCGGGAAGATTGATGAACCAAATAAAGGATCGCAGGCAAGAACTGTTAATTGGTACAACAAGTATATGAAAGATATGTACACACATCATATCGGCCCCGACCGCCTAGAGCATACATTCCTAAGCGGTTATGATTTTTATGCACTTCGCTGCGCATATCTGCATGAGGGTAGTGATGATATAACCACCCAAAGGGCTCGGGAAATATTAGAAAAATTTGAATTCATACAACCAGTTACAAATAACAATTTCTTCCATTGCAACCAAAATAACAACATATTACAACTGCAAGTTGACCAATTTGGCAAAGATGTGATGATAGCGGTTTGCTCATGGCTAGAAGACATTAAAAACGACCATGCAAAACAAACAAAAATCAATAACTTACTTAAAATTAAACTAGCCTAAGAAGCTTTATTTGCAATTTACGCATCGCCCTACTGCTTCGGATTATCCATCCAATTGTGCATTTCTTATCCTCCAGAAACGCAAAAACCCCACGGGATTAACCGCAGGGCTTGAATGTTTGTTTCTTATCGTTTTGCCGCCATTTAAAGCTAAGGCAGCATATCAAAGTAGACTCAAATATGGCCTATTTAATTGACTTTTGCAATACCTTGCTGCGAAAAAGCAGTTTTTTGTTGGGATCGCGTTCTAACCACCAGTATTAATGCGTCGCTATCCAACGTCGAAAATATGCCGCACATAGCACGCCAGTAATCACCGTAATTTTTACTCCAATTATCTGGCTTGACTCCCACCAACCCGGCAAGGTCACCATACTGGTACACATTCCTCCCGGATAACTCAGCTTTCACATCCTGCGCCGCCAGCCATATAAGCTGGCGCAATCTGTCTATGGTCTTCTTCGCTATGCGCTTCCCGGCCAACTGCGCGCTGAATTGTTCCCACGCCCACCGGGTGATCGTCTCCTGATGCTCCCAGCGGATGTTTTCACTGTAGTTCCACAGCAGCCATGCCTTTTGATGTTCGTCCAGAGACAGCAGCGCACGGCGCCATGATGCTGTGGAGTATTCAACCGGTTGCACCAGAGGAATATGTGAACCCTTAGCATGCGACTGTTTGCCCGGTATTGGTGGGTTATCCAGCGTAATCATTTTCCCGGTCACTTCATCCAGCACTCGAGGCTTCTTACGTTTAAACGTACCCGTATCAAATTGGGCGTTCTCCAGCCAGGCCATTAACTGCCCTTTCGTCGCACCTCTCAGATCGGCGGTGGCCACTATCAGTTGCTGACGCACGTATTCGAGAAATTGAGTGTTCATACAGCACCGCCTATGGTTTTGATGTAATTCTTCAGTATTCGGTAGTCCGTCAGTACAGAGCCGGGAAAATGGTATAAGCGCAATCGCTGCCAACGAACACGGAGGTGATCTGCAAAATAGGATTCGAATGTCATGCGGCCTCCTGCTTTTTCAGCGCGCGCAAATCTGCAAGGGCGGTAAGCCTGATTACCTTCAGCTCTTCGACCGTCCAGCGATGCGGGGTGTTATTATTCTCGAGCGCCAGTATCGGCTCTTCGCCATAACGTTCCACCAGCGCGGCTCGGTATGCTTCGATATTCCCGGATTTGTAGACGTTGCAGACGTCGCACTGAAGATGGATATTGAAGCGAGTGAAGCGCAGATGCCCAGCAGCTGCCGTGGTCCGATAATGGCCAGCATGCCAGGCGAACGCCGTTTTAGTCCCACAGGAAATACAGCCTCGCCCTTCTGCCAGCTCGGTCTCGCGACAGATGTCGTTAACGGCACGCTGCGTCAGGTCAACCCAATGCTTCCGTGGTTTGGCAGCGGCTTTGCGCTGGCGCCAGGCGGCACGTTCTTTCTTCTCAGTAGCACGCTGTTTGGCGGACTCCTTACGTTGCGCGTCTTCCCGAGCTTTTCTGGTCTGCTCCTTGCCGACGGCGCTGGCGCATTCGTAGCCGCAAACCGTCTGCGTATCGCGCACAGGATGGAACCACTGGCGGCATTCTTTGTTGGCGCACTTCCGGCGCGGTAGCTTAGCCATAATCACCCCCAGACCTTTTGCCGAAAGGTTCTTGGTGTACGCGCCGGATGCTCGCATTCAGGTAATTTTGCGCTGACAGTCCAGGTGATGTTGTCGCGATTCAGGCTGCGTTCTACCGTGGCGCCACGACGGCGGTAACTGGCTACCAGCTCGTCGGCCTGCTCGGTTGTGCATTCGTGATGGTGGAACCAGGAATATTTCATCGCCATCACCCCGCAAAGTTCATGAGCTGCGATGCGGCGTTTTCCGCTTCTCGCTGAGTCTTGAATGCCCGGGACAATACCCAGCGCCACAGAACATCAAGCGCGGCTTTGTACAGTTGCTGGAACTCGGTTTCGTCCATGTTGGCGAAGGCAATGCTGCGGGGATGTTTGCGAAGTGTTCCGTCAGGAAGCTGAATAGCGTCATAGTGACCAGACTCGACGATCACCCAGGCGCGATAAGCATCATAGGATTTGCAGATGCTAATGCTACCTGCTCGCTTATCAGCGATACGATCGAGATATTGCTCGGCGGCGTCCAGGAGTGCTGATTCACTTCCACCGAACGAGGCGAGGAATTTAGCGTACCCGGTCACCAATTTTCGTTCGTTTGATGAGATCGCCCCGCCAGTAGGTTCCCAGTATTCAAACCCGAGATTCAGGAGCGCAAAGAAACGGCGATGGAATGCGGGATTCCTCACCTGACGAAATTCGGCTACCAGTACGGCACCGAGTTTGATTTTTGATTGCAGAATATCACTGGTCTCCGGCGTAGCGGGGATCAGAATTCCTGATGACTGCTTGATGAGTTGTAGTTCGTGCGCCAT